GCTGCGTCTTCAGCGCTGGCTTTACTTGCCAACACTTTATCGGCTTGACCTTTGCCTAATTGTTTTTCAAACTCTTTTTCTTGAGCATTATTTACGTTAACTACGGTGCTTGCCGCAGGTTACGTTGGGTCAGCTAACGCATGGTCTAACGCGTTGGGCGGTATAGCTAACACGTATAATCAAAATCAAATGTTGAATAGATTGCTTCCGCAAAGCGCGTAGTATAAAGGACAAATAATTATGCCAATAGATCCAAATATTGCCTTAGGCGTTAAGCCCATACAGTTTGAATCGCCTATCAATCAGATGGCAAAAATGTACGAGTTGCAAAATGCACAACAAACTGGTCAAGTCAATCAACTTGCTATGCAAGAAAAACAACGTGCAATGGCTGAAGACGAAGCTGTCCGTAATTACTTTGCCCAGCAAGACATGTCTTCACCTGATTTTGCTAAAGGTCTTTACGGCATTTCTCCTAAAATAGGTCAAGCGTATGAGAAGTTTCAAGCTGAAACAGGTAGAGAAAAAACTTTAGCTAAAACCGCTGAATTAGATGCCATATCTAAAGCACACAATATATATAAAAGCACCGTGGGTAGTATTATTGGTAACCCTACTTTAGCCAATGCAATTAACACAGTCCGTAAAACAGGGCGTATGCTTGGTGAAGACGTTGAAGACGATGTAGCAGAACTAACCGCGTTAGGCGAAAACCCTGACGCTATTCGTCAATGGGCGTCAAGTCTTGCACTTGAAGCGGACAAACTATTGCCTAAATTTGAAAACCAACAAAACGTAATGGTTGGCGGTGTACCTACTACCCGTGTACTTAGCATAGACCAGTTATCGGGTAAAGCAACGCCCGTAGAAGGTTCAGCAGCGCCTACATACAATAAACCTGCGGCAAGCACCGTAGTTAACGTAAATAATGCGCAAGAAAAAGAGTTTGAAAAACAAGTAGGTAAAGACCAAGCTGAGATATTAAAAACCAGTAAAGCTGGCGCTGAAGACGCGGCGCAAATACTAGCTACTAATATGGTCGGTAAAACCTTGTTAGATAAAGGCATGCTTACTGGTGTAGGCGCTAACTTCTTTACTACACTTAACCAAGGTCTTAGCCAAGCTGGTATTGATTTTGGTTACGCTGACGCCGCACAAAACTCACAAGCATACGGTGCGTTAATGGCCTCTAACACCGCTAAAATTATTAAACAGTTTGGTGCGGGTACTGGCTTGTCTGATGCTGATAGGGAATACGCATTGAAAGCCGCTGCGGGCGACATTAAAATGGACGAAAAAGCTATCCGTAAAATTCTTGGTATTAATAACAGAGCCGCGCAAAACGCTATTACTAAGCATAACAAAATGGTTAAAACAGTTGAAGATAAAACTAAAACTATTCTTCCTTATAGCGTTGAAGTAACCGATTACACGGCGGGCATACCTGAAGGCCGAGCTAGTGCGGCTAAAAAAGGTGCTAAGACTTTAGATGAAATATTTAAATAGGACGTAATATGGCCGATAAATATCGAGATCAGATTAATACAGCTCGTCGTGCAGGGTATTCTGACGCGGAAATTATTGAGCATATTAAAGATAAAGACCCTAAGATTTCAACCGCATTGAATGAAGGCTATTCTCCGGATGAAATCTTAGCGCATATTGCACCGCCTACAACTAAGATGGAATCACTTGCGCGTGGCGCAGGCATTACGTTGCGTAGTGCAGCGCCTAGTGTTTTAGGTGCTACTGCCGGTGCAGCGTTAGGAGCTTTAGGTGGCCCTGCCGCACCTATTACCGTGCCTGCTGGCGCTTTAATTGGTTCTGCGGCTGTGCCTATAAGTGATGCAGTCATAAGTGCTTACAATGCACTTGCTGGTAAAAATGTACGTCCTACATCTGAAGTCATTAAGAACTATTTAGGTGGCCCTAAACCTGAGACTACTAGCGAACGTATACTTGATGTTGCAAGTGGCGCATTAACCCCTGCAGGCGTGGAGTCATCTGCCGCAGGTCTAGTTAAAGCCGTACCAGGCATGTTAGGCCGTGCTGGTCAAGTTATGTCTCAAGCCCCACTGTCGCAAGTTATTACCGCGCCTGCATCCGCCGCTGTAACGCAAGGCGTGACAGAGAAGTCAGGCAACCCTTTGCTAGGCGCAGCAGCAGGCTTAGCTACAGGTACGCTTACTAACCTACGTCCTAACGTACGTCAACAAGCAGCCTCTGCGGATCAACTAGCCCTTCGTGCAAAAGCTAACTACGATACATTAGATGCGTCAGGCTTCCAATTAGACCCTAATGCGTTTAAATCACACTTCAGCACCATTGCACCTAAACTTCGCGCTAGTCAGGGTTACGTAGAAAATGCCTACCCTAAAGTAAAAGCCGTTATTAACGAACTGGTGTCCGACACACCTAAAGACGTGGCCGAAATTACTGCCCTCCGCAAAGTTATCGGCGGCGTAAAAGGCAGTGCAGATGCTCAAGAACGATTAATTGGCGGTCAACTAATGGACGAGTTTGACGATTACGTTCTTAATGCGCCTGCGTCAGCCATTGTTGGTGGCGATAAGAAAGCCGTTGAAGCGTGGAAGAACGCACGTCAAGACTACTCACGCATGAAGAAAGGCGAGATTTTTACCGACATCATTGAGAAGGCTGAACTATCTACAGGCGATAAAGGTAAAGCTATTGCTAGTCAGTTATCTAGTTTGGCTAAGAACGATAAGAAAATGCGTTTGTTTTCTAAAGAAGAACAAGCACAAATTAAAGAGGCCGCTAAAGGCGGTAAGATACAGTCCCTTCTTAATACAGTGGCCAAGTTTACACCTATGACGCCTGCTGCGGCCATCTTTACCGCCGTAAGTCCTTGGGGTGCGTACACTGCTGCTGCTGGTTTGGGGAGTAAAGCCGCTGCAACCGGTATGCAAGAACGTCAAGCTAACAGACTAGCCAATCAAATGCGTTCAGGCGCAGGCGCTAAACTGCCTATTGCTGAAGGCTTTGGCCGTAACCTACCTATGGCAACGTATCGCCAAGGTGTTAATACTCTTGCAACTCAACAACAACAAAACGCACTTGCCCAATAAGGATTAATGATGGACGATCAAACAACACGCCTTAACCGCATTGAAGAAAAGCTGGACAAAGTGTCTGAAGCGATTGTTTCATTGGCCCGCATGGAAGAACGAATGATTACGTTGTTTAAACGCATGGACAACTACGACGACCATCACCGCGCCTTAGATGGTCGCGTGACCAAGGTTGAAATATCTACTGCGTCAGGCGCATGGGTTGAGCGCGTGGTGTTTATTCTTATTACAGCCGCCATCAGCGGGAGCATTTACTTTGGTAAATAGCCGCAGTTTGACCGATTTACATCCTAAAGTCGCTGCCATGTGCAAGGCTTTTATCGAAGAATGTGATAAGAAAGGTATTGACGTACTGATAACATCCACGTATCGTGATGCAGACAGTCAAACAGCCCTTTATAATCAAGGCCGTACAAAGCCTGGTAACATAGTAACTAACGCTAAGGCAGGACAGTCGTTTCACAACTGGCGTGTAGCGTTTGACTTCTGCCCCATCGTTAACGGCAAATGCCAATGGAACGATAAGGGCTTGTTTGCAACCTGCGGTGCCATTGCAGAAAGCGTAGGACTTGAATGGGCTGGTCGATGGACTGGCAAGTTTAAGGAGACGGCGCATTGCCAGTATACTGGCGGTCTGTCATTACTCGATTTTCAAAAGGGGAAAACATTATGAAAGCATATTTAATTGAACGTCTTAAAGAAGCATCAACATGGCGCGGTATCGTAGCGCTACTAACCGCCGTTGGCGTGACGCTATCACCCGCGCAAGGCGAAGCGATTGTAGCCTTGGGTCTAGCCGCCATCGGTACATTAGGTGTATTCACAGCGGACAAAAAGTAATGACCGCTATTCTTGCTATCATAGACCGCCTGCTACTATTAGTAGTAAGGTGGGCTGTGGCAAGAGAACAGGCGAAAGCCCAAAGGTTGCGCGATGCAATTGAAGAAAACCCTGCTGACTGGTACATTGCTCATTTTAACAGCATGTCAGACCCAGCAAACACTCCAGCCGACAAAACCACACCTGACGATACAAAAGCAAGCTGACGGTGGCATTTGCTTAGATAGGGACAACGCTGCTAAGTTGGGCGTTTACATCCTTGAACTGGAACGCAAATGATTAGCGAAGACTTAAAGCAGTTTGGCACGGAAAGGCAAAATGAATTTATTGATGCAATAATTAAATACGGTTCATTAAGAAAAGCTGCCGAAAGATTACAAGTTTCTGCTGGCACCATTCAATCGGGTCTTGACCGATTAAAACACAAAGCCGCCATTCGCGGTTACGCTCCCCAAAACGATATGGTTCACATAGTACCCGACCCCTTTGTGGTGCGCGGTACGTCAACGCTTTATAAAGATGGCGTAGCTAAAATACAATGGGTTAAGACACGCCTAGAAGATGACAAGCTACAGGAAATAATGCGTCAGTCGATTGACGCCATGAAAGAAGACATCCCACGGCTGACTGCATTACCAGCCCCACCGCTGTCTAATGACAACCTACTAAACTGCTACGTTATAACCGACTACCACTTGGGCATGCTGTCATGGGACGAGGAGACCGGTGAGAACTGGGACGTGGCCATCGCTGAATAGCTGGTTGTTAAATGGTTCGAGCAGGCCATCGCTCAGTCACCTAACGCTGACACGGCTGTGTTTGCACAGCTATCGGACTTCTTACACTTTGACGGCATGGACGCTGTAACGCCTGCGTCTAAACATCTGCTCGACGTGGACACGCGGTTTGCTAAGTTAGTCCGGTCTGCGATACGTGTATTACGCACCGTAATAGACATGCTGTTAGCCAAGCACCAAAAGCTACACATTATTATGGCTGACGCTAACCACGATCCGGTCAGTCAGATATGGCTGCGCGAGTGGTTTAGTGTGCTGTACGAAAACGAGCCGCGCGTTACTGTGGACAAATCACCTAATCCGTACAATGCGTACGAGTTCGGTAACGTGGCGTTGTTCTTCCACCACGGCCACAAGCGTAAAGTCGCAAACGTATCAGAAGTGTTTGCTGGCCAGTTCAGGGAAATGTTCGGTAGGACTAAGTATGCCTACGCCCACATGGGCCATTACCATTCTATCGATATTAAAGAAAATAACTTGATGATAGTCGAACAGCATCGTACACTAGCACCAGGTGATGCGTATTCTGCCAGGGGCGGTTGGCTGTCAGGCCGAGATGCTAAGGTAATAAGTTATGATCGCCGCTACGGTGAAGTCAGCCGGTTAACAATTAACTCTGATATGTTGAGGTAAATATGGCTAAACGTACACCGGAAGAAATCTGTTACGACTTGTTAGGTCAGTCTATCGATGAAATTGAAGTGGATTACGACAACGAAATTATTGTCATCACCACTAGCATGGGTAGAATTGAATTTACTGGTGATGATCTAGCGATGTACGTTGAAACCGACAAATTTGACGGGTAAAGCTAAAAAACGACCTCACCAATCGCTGTATAACAGACGATTGATAAGGCGGTAATGCACTGATAGCCACGCATGTACAAAAACCTGTCAAAAACGCAGGAAAGTAGCAAATCACGTATTCAAGTGTGTTCAATTCGTAATTCATGTATTTCTATCTCTATTTTTTTGTCGGACGGCAATTTTACCATAGCCGTGGTCGGAAAATGACCGCGAGATAGGATTTCTACAACACATTCACCTTTGTTCCACCATAACCATTTTGGTAATGTCATTTTTTCAGTCATGTTATTCTCCGTATTCCATTTGTAAAAGTAGTTCGCAATAGTGAATGGCTTTTTTGATGTCATCAGCGCCGTTCTTATTACGGTGACGGCAAACGTACTTAATAATGTTGCCCTCTAAAAAACCCAAGTTGTTTGCAGTAATAAACTCTACTGGCTGAAAAACCATAGAAGCGTAATGTGACCCGCCTACTTGTTTAGCTAATGCTTCTTCAGCAATCATTTCTGTCATTCCGTCACTCATTGTTTGCTACCTCCAATACTAAGTCTTCGATGCGGATCAGCGTGTCGTCTGATAATAAGTTTGTTAAGTCTTGCGTAGAGTCCGGCAGTTCTATTGACAGGATTTCTACATCAACGTCGTCAGGGCTGTCGCCAGTGCCAAACCCATCTGAGTAACGGGTAATGTTTGCGTACACATCTAGCTCGATGCCGTATAGATTAATTGTGTATATCATTTTGTCACCCACATCCATAGTCTAGTCCAAAAGCCGACTGGCTCAAATTCCTCAATCGGTAGCCAAGGTGTTGCGTCTACGTTAGTAAACTTGTAATTTTGCCTATCCCAAACTTCACGATAGTTATTCATGGTTTTACTGCCTCCTTAATTATTTCCACACGCTCACGCGCAGCGCGTAAGATGGTGTAGCGTTGATGTAATCGTTGTAACATTGAAATACGGCGCTCGGTTTGTCGCTCATGGTTTAGCAACTCCAGCACTTCTTCCTCTGTCTTGTCGTTAATGATAGCGTTCAGTGAACGCCAGTTTAGTCTTTCCATCCTACTCTCCTTAGTAATGATCACCGGTAGGGCCGTTTTGCCCTATCGTGTCAATTCGATCTTCGTCCCAGTTAAGCGGACAACCCGTAAAAGCACACTCTTTTGTTGTAGCAAACGTCTTACCGCAGATGTTGCAGTTAGCATCTTTCTGTCTAAAGATTGCGTCAAAGTTGTCTTCAAACTCTTTACTGTTTACACGGCTCTGTATCAAGTCGCCTGTGATGTCGTTATGTGCCGCCATCTTGTTTCTCCTTATGTACAATGTATTTATTTTGTTAGCTATGGTTTACACATTTAGGTCAAAACTAAACTAAAAGTGTAGACTTACGCATAAAATTAAACTCAAAAAAGTAATATATCCGCAAACAATGCTCATGCTATGTGCTTTAAACCCAGTTGCATTAACGGTTTCAAGCATAGTCACTTACCGTATACCTTCTCTGCGTTCTCTTTCATCTTAGCTAAAATCAATAAAAACCGTAGTTCTTCCATCTCTGCTTCTGTCATAGTTACCCCCAATGTCTCCAAATGCCTGCAATAATATGTATGCAGGTTACTAACTCTACTACCCTAACGGCAAGTTGCCATTTACTCATACAGTCTTACCAATGTAAGTAGCTTTGCTGTCATTGAACTGCACCTCTATCTGACACTCTTGCCCCTTGTTTCCATTGTAAAGTTTGTATAACCCCAAACAAATGGAAAGAATACAGATAACTAGCAAAGTTGCTATCACCACGGTTGCACGATCTACGCTTCTATCTACATTACAATCGGCGCAGTCGCACCGACGGCCTTGCTCACAATTTTGGTTACACGGCATCACTTTTCTCCCCTATTTCAACTATAGTAAACTTCTTTTTAGTATACCTTTCGGCAGCCTTCCGAGACATAAACACTGGCAATACCCCAATCATGCCACTGGCAAACTTTAACTCTACTGGCGTAGGGGCGCCAAGCACTTTAATATCCGCTTTACTCTGTAAAGCCATTACTATGAACATTTTAACTCCTCCATTGCAACATCAGAAATAGCCCGCTTGTCATGCAAGGCCGCCCAAATACGTTCGTCTACTGTTTTGTTAGCTAACAGTATGTAGCACCACACATCATGCGCCTGGCCACTGCGGTGCAGACGGCCTATGGTTTGTTCATACAGCTCTAAGCTCCACGGCAGTGAGAAGAACACAATCTTACAACCACCCTGTTGTAAGTTCAGGCCGTGGCCTAC